CTAAAGCTGGTGGCACTCCAACACCGACACCTAAAACAAAACCTGTCACTAAAAAGAAAGTAACTCCTCCACCTCCTCCACCTGAAGTTATTGAACCTGAAAAGACACCACTATCTAACGAAGAACGACTCGCAAGAAATGCAAGAAATAAAATGATACGACAGGCTAACACGAAAGGATTTGATATGTCGTTATCAACACCAAAAAATATGGATCCGATTAAGTTTGCTCGTGTTCTTGATATGAGTAGAAGTGAATTATCAGATTGGTGGGAAGAAGCTATTAGAGACTTCATCCAACTAAAAAATATAAAAGGTATCAATCGTATTAGAAACAATGGATATGGAGTTACTGTTGATGGTAAAGGTTGGGCGGCAAAAGAAAAACTTAAAAAACAAGCCACTCCAGATTATAATGATAACGGTCTGATATGGTCAATGCTCAGAAAACAAGAAACGATTAAAAGGAAAGAATGGATTCGTGCCAAAAAACAAGCTAAGAAAATGAAGAAGTATCCTATATACAAAGATACAATCGAAAGTGTTGTTGGAAATCATGTCCGTGGTGTTAGAGGTGATGAACTTGACATATGGGATGACGGTTTTGCAGTTTATGATGTTGATAGAGGTCCGAGAACAGACCATGGTGGCGGCGAAGACGGTGACGGTTGGATGAGTTGGGATGAACAAGAGAGTATTTTTGAACCTTATATGAGAGAATGGAAACCAAAAGCTAAAGCAATAGCAAAAGAATTAACCAGTAAAGGTATTCCTACTAAAGGCGATGCCGAGTGGGGAGAAAAAGGACATATCAGACTTATATTTGATAAAATGAAATAAATAAATATAAGTCGTAAATTAAATGGATTCCAATAAACTGGTATCCATTTTTTAATCAATATTATTTACCGAACAGTAATTCATCAGCATAAGGTAAAGATTCAACTCCAACTGAATATGTATCTTATCATACCAATTCATTTATTATAGTATCTAATAAATTATTCAACTTTATATTATCAACTGAATCACACAAATGCATTTTATTTATAAGATGTGATGCTATGTTTATTTTTGTTGATAATTCAACACCCAGATTATCATGTATTTCTACTTTAGGTATAAACTTATTTAAACACTCACACCATTCTTTACTAGACGTTGTGCCAACAACCTCCTCGTCTACCACCAGTAGTTCTATTATAAGTAGATTTTGATGATACAAACCGAGGAGTCACTATTGATTCCTCAGTTAAGTAAGCATCATCCTCTGTATCATGGAAAAATAAAATTTCTTTTGTGAAGTTATCTTTTCCCTCATCATTAATAGCTTTAGTTATATCCACACCTGACCCCATATAACCATCTTCTAGATTAAATGTTGAGTGTTTTCCAATGTATATTTTTTGATTTGATATATTTGTGATTTTATAAACACAGTGATAACGATTGTCATCACCTAAGAATGGTTGTACCATAATTTAACTCCTCAGCTAAAACCTAAAAAGTAATAAGAGAAAGAATAGTAGGTGGCTATTCAATTCGGTAATGAGCCTATCTCTTATTACTATTTATATTTTAACTTTCTAAGAAGTATATTTTTCTTTCCAATCAATCCATTTTTGTTTATTAATTGGTTTTTTGTTTTTATCCAACAACAATGCTTGTGATAAATCAATCAATCTATTTCGTTCAAACTCATAAGAATTACTTTTTGTGTATTGACAATTCTTAGCACCCTCTGTACAGAAACCTGTATGAACACAAGGTCTCTTAGCATGAACTTCTAATTCAGGAATCTCTTTGAATACTTCATCAGCAAGCATATTCCAAAAGTCCCGTGTACAGACACTTGCAGATGGACACATTCGTCTTGAACTAATTTCAATGAACCTCTTTAAGTCCACCTTAAACTTCACATAACGATACAGTACACCATCGTCGTCTCTAAACTCTTTACCATAGGATAAATCACCTCTACTTGAACCACAGAAGTAAATGTTACTCATCGTTGAGTGAGTTCTGAGATGTGTATGAGTTCTATCTTCAACAAATGCTCTCACTGTAATTAAAAAACCATTCAAGGGAGAATGAGTTGCAATCATCATTCTATGAATAGATTTATCTTTACCCTTAAAATATTTTCGTGGAGAATCAATATCGTTCATGGTAATATACATCGAGTCTTTTACATCCTCCATATCGCTATCGTAACTTATACTAACGATATGTTGTTTTAGTTTTGACATATTAATTCCTTTGTTTGTGTTGGTAATAAGCCACCTACTTCTAATACTTTTGTTTCTTCAGTCATTTATAAGTCCTCTTCAAATAAACTATTATCTCTTAATACTGTATTTTCAATTCTTGTTGTTGCTATATCAAAATAGTCTTTATCTAATTCAATACCAATAAAACTTCTATTGGTTTGTTTACAAGCGACTCCTGTTGAACCAGAGCCCATAGTAAAATCAAGAACTAACTCATTTTCATTAGTATATGTTTTGATTAGGTATTCCATAAGTTTAACTGGTTTTTGTGTCGGATGAAATCTATTTGTTAGTTCTCTATTAAAAGATAATAAGTCCGTTGGGTAACCTGTTTTTAACTGAGTGTAATCACTTTGCACATCATATACTTCAGTTTGGTGTGCGTTCTTTTTTATATTACAGTCAGTTACACCTATTGGGTTATAAGTTTTAGTATTAAAAACGCATATATCTTCTATTTGTTTTAATGGTCTTCTTTTACAGTTTAATTGACCAACACCTTGTTCTTTAACCCACTTCCAATCGTACTTATAATTATTAACATTACTCATTCTTAAAGCACTACTAAATGGTTCAGAACCGAATAACACAATAGCACCATCAGTTTTTATTAAAGAATTTAATCGTAACCACATTTCATCAAAAGGAATAATAGAATCCCATCCACAAGCAGTAGTTCCAAAAGGAGGATCGCAAATAATAGCATCAACCACTACACCTTGAGCTATTAGTTTATCCATAACAATAAGAGTGTCATCATTATATAAATCTATCATTATTTAATATTCCACGATTTCAATTTGTTTATTCTGTTTTTTTGTAGTATCAATACTATTCTTAGTACCTTTACTCTTACCATCCCAAAAAGCAATAACAACATCAGCATCATCAATAATAAGTTTATTCCTTACGAACCCTGCACCTCTACCGTATTTATCCCAGTCTGGTAAATGAGTTATAAGTTTAATATCATTATCAAAAGCATATTTAGCTCCAAGACTATCAGCACCTTTAGCTCCACCAGATACAATGGATGTTATGTCTTTATACTGAGACATAATTTTGTTTACTAATTCATAATCATTAAAGTCTCGTCCACCTATAATAGCATAAGTCATTACATTTCCTCTTTGAACATTGGTGTTATTATATGAAAGTGTGTTTCGTATGCAATAACTTCATTATTGTAATTATCTTCTTTTATTCTTGAACTGATTACTGAACCATTGCACACCATTCTAGCTTGAACATAAGATGGAGTTGAGTAATGAGTCAATTCAATACAGAAAGACTCATTATCAATCATATCATTTGTTATAGGTATCTCTGTAATAGTAGTTATCCCAATAGCAAAATGTTGTTTATTAATAGAAGCTGAGTAAACTCTAGTTCTTTCTTTACCATTGAAGAACCATGTACCTTCTTTAGCAATATCAAAATCAACACTCATTGTTGATTATTGAAGTGGTCAAGTCTAATGAAGTTACTATCAGCTTTAATATCATGAAAGGTTACTACACTATCTTCTGTGTCAATTTCTTTGAGGAAGTTAAGTAGTTCATCTTTACTATCAAACTGATGTTCATTAGCACTAACTAGTCTTCTAGTAGAGTAATCATTGATTTGTTCTAAAGTCCATAAGTTGTCATCTGTGCTCTTATAAGCTACACCTACTGGGAATATCATAGGAACTAGTTCAGCTGAAGTAAATTTGTATACTTCATCCAACTCTTTAGATTTAGCTACATATCTTTCAATAGAGTTTTCAACATACTCATGTTCACATCCATCACATTTCCCATCACAACTCATATTATATCCTTTTAGTTAGCTCTGCTCATTGCAGATATTATTTCTAATAAATCAGTTTCTCTATCCTTTAATATACTATTTGTTTAGTAATTTACAATTATTAAAATGCCATCTCGTCATATTACCCTTACTACCAACTTCACCACAATGCGGACAAGTAACTATTTGTTGTTTTTTACCTTTTCTACTAAGACTTCGTTCTATTTTAATAGAGTCAACTTCTTCATTTGTTAAATTTGGATTACTTAAACATTTATCAAAATGAAACATTTTCATACTATTTCCTCCAGATTTACCACAATGAGGACAAGTTAAAATACTCTGTTTTATACCAGTGTGACTTTTACTTATATTTTCACAATGACTTTCTGAAAATATAATACCTTTTCTACCTTTTGAAATATTAGAAGCATGTTCTTTAGATTTTGGTTTTCGCATTTTTTCTTTTGTTTCTTCTGACCGTTTTTTACCAGTATTAGCCTTAACTTGCTTGTCTATTATATTTTTGGCTTTATCTTTACCAAACCTAGATTCGTAAGTACCAACATTTTTACCAGTTAATTTTTCACTAATTTTTTCTTTTATTGTTTTAGATTTTTCTTTACCAAAGCGTTCATCATACGATATTCCTTTATACACACCCATTAAAGTATTACTAATTTTATTTTTTATATCGTGTGCTTTATCAACACCATATTTTTCATCCATACTACGAGATTGTATTATACTTTGTTTTTCTTTTATTTTGTTTGCCTTATCAACACCAAAGCGTTCTTCATAAGATAATCCTTTATATAAACCTGTCAATTTATTACTAATTTTAGACCTAGTTATATCAGACGGAGAAGACCCACCTGTACCGCCACATTTTTGATTATAACACATTGGATTATTTGCTTCTTCTATTGGACAAAGTCTAGCTTCATCTTCGTAAGCTTCAACTTCCGTACTGAATACGTCGATTACTTCTTTTTTGAAATTACATTTTCCATATTTCTCATAAGCACCTCTTTTAGTGCTAGTACCATTTAATGAAGTACTTGAACCCATATAGGAATGTTTTTCTGGATCACAATTACAGCTTCCCTTGCCAAAATAATATTTATTGTTTATTGTATTTGTGATTTTATATGTATAATAATATTTTTTCATAATCAACTCCTTGATTATACTCTTAAATAGATAAGAGATGGAAGAACAACGAGTAATTGTCTTTTCGGTAGCTTACACCTATCCATCTATATTTTGATATATCTATTTAGTATTTACTATTACTTAACTCTGGATAACGCAGATATAATCTCAAATAAATCTGTTTCCTTGGTCTTAAATCCACCACGATTCCCAGCAGCTAATATTTTCTTAACAGCATGTTGGTAAGCAGGGTCTACGATGTTAAAATAATATAATACATCATAAACATCAACCCAAGCTTTATCATCAAAGCCATCTAAGAACACATTCACATCTTCACTATTATCAGCAATAACAATCTTATCAGTATTGCACTTCTGAACTATATTTAAGAATGCTTCTTTGAGAGCGTAATCAGTTACATTAAATAACTGAACTACATATTGAGGAGTCCACTTCTTTGAATGGTCATTATTATTACCATTAAGTTGTCTGCGATATTTATTCATATCATAATCAACATAAGACCTCTTCTTCAGTAATTCTTGTGCTTTTGTATGACTTTTTAGTGAATTGTAAGTTTCATATTCACCATGTTCACCACCATCAATATTAACCTTTCTAATTCTATCACCATCTTTTGGTAATTTTTTAGATGCTTTCATTTAACCTCACAGTATTTTAATTCGTCACTATCTATATTTTTATACTCTAATACATGTCCTACCGTAGAATATAGTATTTGAATCATGATTATGGAATTATTATTTTTCTTTGAATGTATTCCATGTACGTCATTAGATTGAAATACATGAGAGTGACAAGTTGGACAGACACTGATTAGATTACCTTTATTATTTGTTCCACCAAGACTCACGGGAATAATATGATGATAATGGATTTGACTTCTTAAATTTGTCATATAATTACAGCCAGGAAAGTTACAACGATACATAAACACCTCAATTAAATTTCATATCCTAAACCATTATTTATTACTTAATTGAAGTGTTTTTTCCTTCACGGTAGTAATCACGTGTATTGTTATATATGAATTACTTATAATAACATTATTAAAGGAAGCAGTTTTTAATACAGTTAAGGTATTTTTAGAGTATATCTATATAGACAAGAAGTTACTGTTGAAGGGAGACTGAGGTACATTTAAAAAGAGATATTATTATATTCCATGTAAGGTATATTTGAAATACTAATAATTCATAATAAGTAAATAGTTACACCACTTATAATGGAGTGAAGGTTGTTGTGAGACAGTTTGAGGTATATCGTGGGGGAGTTAATTGGTTTTGTATATGGTAAGTGGTATAACTAATAAACAATGGCACTGTGGGGCTGTTTGGTATATTAAAATAAATAAGTTACATCAGTGTGTTAATGAATTATATTAGTGGTAAATAATCAGGAGTAATATATGAAGGATAAACAGTTTAAAAAATTAAAAGAATATTATTCGGAGACATTTGATGTGTCTTCTGGTGATGATAGAAAAATGGAAGTGTTAGCCAAATCACTACCAAGCATCCATCAGGCTACTATCGGTATCTATATGGAAGAGGTCGGTATATTAAAGACCCTTAAAATTGAGATGGATAAAACATACGCTGAAGGCTTTAAACATTATAAAGAAAGTACCAATAGAGATTATACAGCTAAAGAAGTTGAAACTCTAATGAATCAAAATAGTAGTTATATAAAAATTAAAAGAGAATACTTCGACCAAGAGATGAAAACGAAATACTTTGAAGCTACTCTAGATAACATTAAGAAGACAGGCTTTAGTATATCTAGTTGGATTAAAATTAAATCGTTCTTCCAAGGAGATACATATTAAATGTGTAGACATGATTACTTAACTATCACTACTGATATGAAGGGTAATAGAGCATTCACTATATGTATGAAGTGTGATAGAATACTTGAAGTTATTAATGGGACGTACTTTGGTGTTCCTTTACAAGATGAGTTAGGTATAATTAGAGGTATTAAATTATTAACTGAATATAAGTTAAGTAAGTTAGGATTGTAATATGTTTAACTCAGGAATAGTGTGTGATGAATGTGGAATGCAATATCATACACAAGATGGTAATAGAATGTTCACTATACTAGATACAAAATATAATTCAGCAAAGTTCAAGAATGTATCTAATCTTGAGCCTTGTGAAGATTGCATGATAGCTGTATTCAACACTTATGATGTAGATGACTCTATACTAACAGAATTCAAACTAATTAAGTTAGGTTTATAAAATGGAACTGAAAACTAAAATATGTCCAACGGTATACTTTAGTAATATAGAAGATAATATTGTTCATTCGTTAGAGTTTAATCACGGTTCTATTGAAACTGTTGTTGGGGTTAATAGTGATCATTACCATGAATATACTATGGAACTTAATGAGACTCAAACAAGAGAACTTTATGATAAATTGAAAGAATATTATGAGGATTATTTATATCTAGAAAAGATGTGACTATGAGATATCCAAAAAACTATATGAAGTTCTTATATGAAATTGAGTCAAATAAACTATTTGATATAGATGACTATACAATAGAAGTTTTGAATCTTGATATTGATGTTGATGATGTTGATGATTTATCAATTGGTGTTATTGGTTGTGAGGATATTAATTGTGAGTCTTGTTTTTTATCCATTAAAGATATGACACCACATTGTTATCTAACGAAAAGGTGTCGTAAATATATAGATGAAGAAGATACAAATTTACATGATAAGTATAGAGAGTTATTTTTGTCAGTAAAACTTGATAAGTTAGGATTATAAGATGAATAAATTTGAACGAAGACAAGGTGTTAAAGGTTATATTGGTGAAGACCTTATATGGAGACCTTTTGATGCAACTGTAAAGATGAGTAAATCAAGTGATAAAACTCAGAACATACCTGAACTATCTTTAGAGACAAAGTATAAAGCTATGGAAAACGAAAAGAACTATTGGAAGCTCAGACATACTCTACTTGAGAAGTATAGTAATGTCTAAATATAATGGAGCATCTGTATCTGTATGCAGACACGATGAGTTTGTTACTAGTTACAATCATAAGTTTGGCTATGAACTTGCTGATATTAGAATGTGTGTTATTTGTCATCGAATTGAAGAGTTAGTTGATATTGGTAATGGCATGAAACGATGGAAGGGAGTTACATACTCATTAGCTAAAACTATACGACCAGATTTGAGAGAACTATTGGTAGAAGTCAAGCTGGATAAATTAGGCTTATGAGTGACTTTACTTATGGTGATAAAATAGAAGTGCGTGGTACTTTTGATAAATGGTCAGATGCTGAGTTCAGAGCTTATAGTGTTGATGATAATAAACAGATTTATTTTTACAGTGATACTTATGGATTTCAAGTTAAAACAGCTTTAAATAGAATAAAGCATAAAATTGATATTGATGATAAATTAGATATGTTGGGATTATAAAATGAGAATAGTTGGGGATGTTAAAGATTACTATGATGGAGTGATTAGTCTTTTTCAAGAAGAATCATATCCACTATGGGTTAGAAAGACTAGATTGGAAACTGAAGAAAGTCCTATCAGACACTATTCTTCTTGGTCTTTTTTCAGTGATACCATTGAACCATTTGTTCAAGACTCAGGTATTATTGTATTCTGTGGTAAAGGGTATCCTTATTTTAATGTTGTTCTTGATGGTAAGGTAGAGCTAGTAAATAGTAAAGAATGTTTATTTGATTTAGAGGAACTAAACACAAAAAGAAGAAAAAACAGATGGCATCATAATAGTTCAATGGTCAAAGCAGAGATAGATGTATTTTTTGAAGAAGTATATAATTATGATTGGTCTGAACTTCATCGCAAGTATAACTCACCTGTGTTGTTGTTTAAAAAGACTGCACGATCATGTTATCCTTATTATCATGGTCGTAATATAGATGTAGAACCAAACTTAGTCATTAACCCTATTCTAAAAGATTATGGGTTTGCTGGCATTAAAGACCCTTACTCAGCTATTCAAGAAATTGATATGTATTTAGGTAATCAATTAGCACAAGAGGTTGAAGCACCACAGATAACAGATGATGAAATTAAAAAAGCATCTCACGGGTTCGGACACAAATATGCTTTCAAAACAGAACCTGGTAAGAAGAAAAAAGTAAGAAGATTAAAAAAGAAACAAAAAAAGGATAAGTAAAATGGATTACACAAAAGAAGAATTGTTTGAGTTGAGAACTTCATTGACAAAGTCGTTAGATGATGTTAATAATAAAATATCTAAATTAGAGCTCACTTTTGTTGAATGGTTGGACTATGGTGAGAAAACTGATTATACATACATCAACAGCTTACCTAAAGATATTCATGATTATTTTATAGACAGTATAGAGGGTAAGAGAATGGAAACATTCACATTAGAGTTTTTTGAAGATGAGTTATATGGTGTGACTGATCCTGAAGAAGGAACACTACCGTATATGTTATGGAAAGCTAACTTTGGATCAGTTACTTGGGATTGGTAGAATTATTATGAGTAAAATAAAAGAAGCATTTAAATGTCCGAGTTGTCATGGGGTGATGGACGAAACTCAATCTATTCATGTATTAGTATGCTGTAAGGAGTATTGTATTTGTCATCTTGAAGAAGTGCATAAAGAATACGTTAAGGGATATTGGTACGGTAGAGAACAAGCAGAAGAAGAGT